GATGACGATGACGATGATGATGATGACGATGATGATGATGACGATGATGACGATGATGATGAAGATAAAGATAAAGAAGATGATGAAGATGATGAAGATGATGAAGATGATAAAGATCCAAAAAAAACTAGTATTGACACTGCAAAAATTAACAAAAAGGGAACTATTAAAAACCCCAATAGTGAAGATGCAGAAATTATAGAAACCAAGGGCGCTATTAAAGAAAAATCACAAAAAAGCAATCCCATATTAAAAAGATTAATTAATAGAGAACCAAAATTATTTGCTACTGAAAAAGATTCTTTATTTGAAGAATATTCTAGATTATGCAACTGGAATCTAAAAAGGCAACCTGTTATATTAACACAAGAGGAATTTAAGTATATAAATGACAATCATCCGGGTTCTTATATTGGAAGTTATGAATATGGAACAGACAAAAATAATAAATATCATTATATATGTCCGCGATATTGGAGTATACCAGAAAATACAAGTTTAACACAAGACGAGGTTGACAGCGGAGACTATGGAACAATTATTACAAAAAATTAAAAAAAAAATAAAGACGGAACCTATATTGATAAAAGCAATAAAATATTAGAATTTACAGATGTACGATATCATATAGATGAAAAAGGAAACTATGTTGACCATACTCCGGGTTTCTTAAAAGATAAACATAATAGAGATGGGTTTTGTTTACCTTGTTGTTTTAATAATAATATATCAAAAACAAAAGAACAATTAAAACGACGCGATAAATGTTTAAATGCAAGTACAACCAAAACCAATGCTAGTGATATGCTACATTTAAATTATATTTTAGGTCCAGATAAATCATTAGAAAAAAACAAACTAGGATTTCTTCCTATAAAAATACAAAAATTTTTACAAATTGATAATGAAAACTGTGTAACTAAAAAAAATCCAAATACATTAAAAAAGAATCATCCTTGTTTTTTACGTTATGGTGTTGAAACTAGTAAAAACCAGTCTTTTATTGCTTGCATTGCGGACCTTTATGAAACACTAGTCCATAATAATAGTGAAACAATTAGTATTGATGCTATGAAAAAAATAATAATAAAAGCAGTTACTATTGAAGACTTTATTAAATATAATAATGGAAACTTACCACATATATTTATTTCCAAGGATTTTGATAAAAAAGTAGACTCTATTGACATAGAAAGTTATAATCTAGACCCTAAATTTTATAAACAATTTACAAGCAATCCATCACAACTAATTGTTCTTAAAAAAATTATAAATAGTTATAATAATTTTAAAGACTATTTAAATAGTGCTGGTATAATAAATTATACATATTTGTGGGACATACTATGTAAAAGTAATCCTTTACTTTTTCCTAAAGGACTAAACTTAATTATTTTAGATATTACAAGTGAAGATATTACAGATAATGTTAAAATATTATGTCCTAAGCAAACTTATAGTAGTGAATTTTTAGACTTTCAAAAAGAAATATTATTGTTAATTAAAAATGATGAAAATTATGAACCTATTTATTTAATTAGTGATAATGTTGGATATTTTATTAAAAAATTTTTTAGTTTTGGAGATGAAGAACCATTTTTACAAAATTTTAAAATTATTTTAACTAATATAGCAAGTGCAATTAAAAAATGTGTCAGCACATTAGATGAAAATAATAAAACTCACTATAATTTTGAACCAAATATTAGTGTAGATAAAGTAATAACTATTATTATTAGATTAAAATATGAAATAACATATCAAATTATTGATTATGCTAATAAAGTTATTGGAATATTAATAAATAATCCAAGTGAACCAAGCGAACATGGTTTTATTCCTTGCTATCCGTCTGCAATTTCAACAGAATATAGTGAATTTCCATATAAGTTAATAGATGACATGAACGAAGATGACTATAATAATTATGATGATACTCATAAATTATTAGAAACTATATTTGAAAAGAGCAAAGGAGAAATTAAATGTAAACCATTATATAAAATATTAGATGGTGAAGAGGAAAACTCTATAATAGGAATATTAACATTAGGTAATCAATTTATAATGCTTTCAAATAAAGAAAATAATAATGATGATGTTCATGAGTTAGAACCAATAACTAATAAAGACTATTTATTTGTAAATAAATTGGATGAACAAATACAAACGTCTAGCGCGCAAGATAATGAGCGTATTAATGATGTTAACAATATTAAATTAGAAACACTTTTTTATAATAATTTTAAAAATACATTTAAAAAAATATTACACATGCATAAACATAGTATATACAAAAATGGATTAAAAAAATTAATAAATAATAATTCATTAGTATTTTTGGATAAAATACAACAAGTATATGAACTATTACAAGAAGTGGGTTCAACATATATAAAATTTGCAAATTTTGATTCTAAAATAATCAACCTAATTAAAGAATTATCTTTAGTTCTAAATGATGAAGAGTGCAATACTACTTATTGTATGAAAAGTAATGATATATGTTCATTAATTATACCAATAAAGAATTTAATAAATGGAGAATCTAACAAAATATTATATTATACTCGATTAGCCGATGAATTTGTAAGATATAATAAATTTAAAAAATTTATTTTTCAAGACAATCAAACTTTTAGTTATGGGTCTACTGATTATAATATTTTAGATAATGAACTTTTATTATTTCAATCTTCATTAACATTAGAGTATTTTAATAAATTTATTACAGCTAAAAATAGCAATGTTAATGAAACATTTGATACATTAGGTTATTATGATGATAAAAAAATGAATGTTATAAATCCAAAATTAACTATAGTACAAACTCAGCATACAGAAGAAGAAAAGGAGGATTTTTTACAGACTTTTAAACATGAAAATAAAACTAAAATTAAAACTAAAATTAAATATGAATATGAAGATGAAGATGAAGATGAAGATGAAGATGAAGATGATAAAACATTTGAAAACTATGACATAAAAGATGAACCTAGCACTTCTGTTCAAACATTATTTAAATATATTGATAAGAATGTTGATTGTATTTTAAGCAAAAATATAATAGCAGAAGGTATTGATAGAAATTTTAAGCATACATTACATCAATTAACTTATGATTCAGATAAAAATATATGTTCGTTTCAAATAATTTTAATGCTAATAAAATTTCATACAAAAAATACTAGTTTAACAATAATTGACTTAAAAAACAAATTAAGACAAATATATAGTACTCATGATTACAAAGAGAGTTTATATTATATTTTATTAAAAAATAATAAAAAAACTATTATGCAAAAAGTTATAGATGATGGTATAAAAATGGATGATTTGCTAGCTAGTGATGAATATTATATTACATCTATTGACATATATTTATTATCCAATGAATATAAGTTACCAATAATATTATTATCCAATACTCCTATTGATATATCAATTACAAATAGCATAGAAGTAAAGTACATTGTATGTTATGTAAATACAATAAATCCTAATTATTACTTTTTAAAAGTACCCTCACTGTATTCAAGAGACAAAAAACATAGTTGCAAGTTACTCTTTAATAGTGAGTCGATTGTTTTCAACATAGATAATAGTTTACAAGATTCACAAGATTCGGGCAAATATAAAGGCTATAAATTATTTAGTAATTTAAAAAAGCATTTACAATTTACTAGTGATGTAATGGAAAATTATATAGTTAATTTTGATATAGAAAAAGCAAAAAATACTAGGTATAAAACAAAAAATTTAAAGAAAAACGTTAAAAAAGAAGAAGCAAAACAAGAAGAAACAACAGATGAAACAACAGATAAAGTAACAGATGAAGCAAATCAAGATGAAGCAGCAGATGAAGCAAATCAAGAAGCAGATCAAGATGAAGCAAATCAAGAAGCAGCAGATGAAGCAAATCAAGAAGCAGATCAAGATGAAGCAAATCAAGATGCAGCAGATGAAGCAAATGAAGATGCAGCAGATGAAGCAAATCAAGAAGCAGCAGATGAAGCAAATCAAGAAGCAAATCAAGAAGCAGCACATGAAGCAAATCAAGAAGCAGCACATGAAGCAAATCAAGAAGCAGCACATGAAGCAAATCAAGAAGCAGCACATGAAGCAAATCAAGAAGCAGCAGATGAAGTAATACCTCAAGTAAAACCTAAACGTTGCCCCAATGGAACTCGTTGGAGTGAAAAAACACAAAAATGTGAAAAATATGAAAAAAAAAGTACTGAAAAAAAAACTAAAAAAGTAAAAAATAGTAACTTAAAATAAAAATGTGTTATTTAAAATAGTGATTATACTTAGAACATTTATTTATTAAAAATCTAATTCATAGTCTTCACTGGAACCCATAGCACTGGGTTTAATATTAGTAACAGATGACTCTATTAATAAATTATTTTTATTACATTCATCATTAGAATCTTCTTTTAATTTTTTCAATAAAGCATTATGTGTCAACTCTTCTTCACCTACTATATTTTCATCATCAGTTTCGGGTTTAAATGTCATTAAAACATCATTATTTACTAATACTTTAAAACTACTTGTTCCATAATAACCTTCTTGACCACACATAATATTGGACGAAACTCCTTTCATGTTATCTAATTCGCCGTGTTTAGCTGCTTTTAAAAACATTTCTGGTGTTTCTTCAAATGAAGCCTTAGCAATTGCACCAATATCATCATTATTAATACCATGCCTAAAAATAGACACCATTTTATCATTACAAGTCATTCTATCGGCTAACATAGTTAAATGATGATAGTTAATATATGTGCTATCAAATTCAATAACTTCTGAAAATTCATCAAATATGCTTTGTCTGGCTGCTTCAATACCAAATATATTGTATATTTCAATAATATGATTACAAGTTGTTCGTGTTTTATCTACAAAATCAAGCGCTAAAATATCTAATAAATTACTTCCTAATGTATCTAATACCCATAAATCTTTTTTGACATATTTAGTATCTACTTCTTCAAAATTATCACTAATTTTGCGTAAAAATACTTTTTCAATATTTTTTACTCCTCGCAAAATAAGATTGTCTAATAATTCATTTTGTAAATTTTTAAGTAAATATATTTCATCACTTTGGTCTAACGTCTCCAAAATACTTTTATTTTTCTTTTTCTTAAGTGCTTGTAAATTTTTATTTATGCGAATTCTAAAAATTAACTTATCTGAATTATAATCATTATACATACATGTTAAATTGCTATAACTGCTCATTAATGCAAAATGGACATCATCACTGTTAATATTTTTATCTAACATTTCTACTTTGTTTAATGCTAGACGAATAATCCATTTTGATTTTTCCTTAGAATCATTATAAGTACTATTACATTCGTCTAGTAATTTCTCAAATTCATTATATTCTTGCATGAGTTCAACATCTTCACTAATTAAAGTGTTTAAATCATCTGGATCAAAACATATTTGGACTGATTCAACAATAGAACGCAATTTTGTGTTTTCAAGTTTTGATACATATTCTTTTACTTTAGTTTGATCATAACTATCTGGTTTGTGTAAATAAATCGTGCATGATAAACTTTTTGGATTATCACTTAAAGACAAAATTTCTTCAATTCGAGGAACGCCACGAGTTACATTTGATTTTGAAGCAACACCAGCAAAATGAAAGGTGTTCAGTGTAAGTTGTGTTGTAGGTTCTCCAATACTTTGTGCTGCAATCATTCCAACCATTTCGCCAGGAGCAATTAATGCTTTTTTATAAGAATTATTTATAACATTCATTAACAGTTCAATAGATTTGCGTGTTAATCGTTTATGCATCAATAGTTCTTTTGGAGTTAAATAATAATAATACAATACTTTGAATAGTTCATTGGGTTTACAATAATTTAACATACTAAGTTTTTCAAAGTTAGTTTCAATAATTTCAAATACATCTAATGGTGTAATATCAATTATTACATTTTCCTCTTGATTACCAGCAATATTATTAATAATATGTGTAAAAGATACAGGAACATTAACAGATGGTTTATATAATCCATTAAATACTTTACTAATAACATCTTCTCGTGCTTGCAATATAAATTTGATGTAATATTGACATTTTTTATCAAGATCTGGTTTTTGCTTCTTAAATTTACTATATGCTTGTTTGGTGTATAATGTGCTATATATAGAATCTTTTGAATAGTCATTTGGCATTTGATAATGTCCGTAAATTTCTTCAATTGTCATAGAAACGAAAGGAACTTGTTGTGATTCAACTTTAATGGGATCAAAATTGTCATTTCCATAACTATATTGAATAATTTTATTCTTATTATTACGAACTGTCATATCATAATGAACCATTAAATCTTCTAGTCCTTTAATTAATCGTCGCTGAATATATCCTGTTTGACTGGTTTTACATGCTGTATCAATTAAACCAACACGACCACCCATAGCATGAAAGAATAGTTCATCTGGATTTAAACCGCCAATAAATGAATTTTCCACAAAACCACGTGCATTTGGTGAATCATTATATTTGGTATAATGGGGCAATGTTCTATCATCAAAACCATATGGAATGCGTTTTCCATCCACATTTTGTTGACCTAAACAAGAAATCATTTGTGAAATATTTAAATCACTACCTTTTGAACCTGCATTTACCATTGTTACAAAACGATTGTTGTCATTTAAATTTTCACGAGCAATTTTTCCAGCCTCAAATGATGCTTTATTTAAAATATTATTTACACGTGTTTCAAATTCAACAACATTTGTTCTTCCTGTTTTATTATCAAATATACCTAAATGTGTTTCATCTATTAATGTTTTTACTTCTGCTTTTTTCTTATTAATTGTGTCATTAATTTTATCGTTTGTTTCTTTATTTGCTATAAGATCACTAATTCCGACACTAAACCCATGATTTTTCATATATTCTGTTACAACGTCTTGCAAATTATCAACAAAATCACGACATGCATCAACGTTATAATCATTATAAATTCTATGAATTAGTCCACGAGTTGTATCACTTAATACACTCTTTTCAATATGTCCACGAACAATAGTTCCTTTGTTAATTTCTAATACATTATTGGAAGTATTATATTCATCAGAACCGTCTGTATATCGTTTTGTCTTATATTTTAATGTAATATTTGGCATAATTTGACTTAATAAACTAAAACTGCTTTGTTTTTCATCAGCAAAATTTATATTTTTTAAATTAATTGTTTTGAGATGGGCTAATAAATTCATAGCAACACGCGAATTAAAAGTAATAGCTTCTCGTGTAAATAAATAGGTGCTTAATAATGAATCTTGAAAAATACCAATAATTGGTTTATTATTTGCAGGACTTACAATATGATATTTTACTGCTGCTAAATGTTTCAATTCTATTTCTGATTCATCATCTTGCGGCATGTGTAAATTCATTTCATCACCGTCAAAATCGGCATTATATGGTTTTGTATCTCCAACATTCATCCTAAATGTATCTCCTCTAAACATTACTTTAACAATATGACACATCATAGACATTCTATGAAGAGTTGGTTGCCGATTAAATAAAATTGCATCACCATCCAAAATATGGCGATGGACAATATCGCCGGGTTCTAAATTTATTGATTCGCGATCAACATAGCGCAAACTAATACAGTCCCCATTTTTCCTTTCATAAATTTTGGCTCCAGGATATACATCAGGACCATTAAGAACTAATTTGCGCAAATAATTTTTATTTTTTAAGGTTACACAAATTGGTTTTGTTAAATTTTTTGCTATTTTTAATGGAACACCAAGTTGACTAATCGACAAATTTGGGTCTGGAGTGATTACTGAACGCGCACTAAAATCAACACGCTTTCCCATTAAATTTCCGCGTACACGACCTGTTTTGCCATTTAATCTCTCTTTAACTGCTTTTAATGGTCGTCCTGATCGTTGGGCAACTGCTGCAACACCTGGGATTTTATTATCAACTAATGTTGCTACATAATATTGCAATACTGTAGTCCAATCATCAATAACATTTGGTGGAGCATTTTGCTCGAGTTTTTCTTGCAATGTTTTATTTGCCTTAATTATATTAATAATAATATGCGTTAAGTCATCTTCGCTACGCTGTTGGGCATCATGTTTAATTGATGGTCTTACTTGGGGCGGGGGAATTGCTAATACTTGACATATCATCCATTCGGGTCTTGACCATAATGGACTAAAACCCATGAAATTTACATCTTCATCTGAAATTTTTTTGAAAATTTTTAACATTAATTCGGGAATAATTTTTATAGTCATTTTAGCGTCTTCTGTTTTAAAATCATAACCTTTTAATTCTTCCTCTTTTTCATTCCATTCAGCAATAATAGTTGCTAAACCTTCCTTTTTTAATTTTGGTTGCAAACAACCACATCCATTATGTGAGTCTTCACCACAACGACGTTTTTTACTTGCTAACGAAAATACTTTATTCCAGCGTTCATCAGCATTCAAATTTAGTAAATATTTATACTTTTCTTTATCTATTAAAATTTTACCGCATTTAATACATATACATCTACTAATTTTCATAATTGTAGATAAATATTGAATATAATAGACTGGACGAGATAAATTAATATGACCGAAATATCCGGGCGTTTGAATATAGTCTAGACCATCTGTTGGGCAAATCATTCCTGGATCTAACACGCCCATTCGCGGGTCAAATAATCCACATAATACTGGTTTATTATTAATATGTGTATCTCTATTTGTTATTTCTACAACAGATGCTTTTTGAATTTCATGTGGACCTAATATACTAAACTGAATGCCTATAATTTTAGATGGTCTTTTATTTTCAAAGTCTGTCATTCTTTTATAATAGTTAAATAATATTTATATTGTATTATTAATCAATTTTATAATTTTTTATATTTTAATTTTTTTTTCCTTTTTTATACCTTTTTACCTTTTTTCCTTTTTTACATTTTTAATAATTTTCAAAAATTTTCAAAAATAATTATTATAAAATTGATTTAATATTATTATTTATTTAACTATAATAAAATAATGCCGGCAATTATTCATAAATATACTACACGATTAACTTCTGGGTCTATTAAGCGAGCCAAATATTACAGTTCTAAAAATAGTAATGCTAATAAAAATAATACACTAGACAGTGAAAATGAGGATAGTGCAAATGATGATAGCGATTATGAAGACAGCGCAAATGATGATAGCGAATATGAAGACAGTGACTATGAAGATGAAGACGATGAAGATGAAGACGATGACAATGAAGACGATGACGATAATTGTTCTACTAATTCTAGTTTAAATAGTTCTATTAGTAATGTAAATAAGAAAAGAAAATTTAACAAAATGAAGTATTATAAATTATTAAATACACTTTATCCATCAAAATATAGTACTAATAAAGTATTGTATGAAACTGCAAATAAATATAAAAACAATAGCAATAGTAAAAGTGTTAAAGATGATTCTAATTTTAAAAATTTTGTTTTAAGAAATGCTATGTTTTTAAAATCTAATAATAACCATTCAAACTTATTTAAAATAATTAATAAAAATAATAAAACAAAAAGCAATTTATTGGGCAATAAACCTAAAAATAATAATGGTAAAAATATGAATATTATTATAAATATTAAAAAATATGATAATGAATATGAAGATGAAAATAATGAAGATGAAGACACATATGAAAGCGAATATGAAAGCGAATATGAAGATGAAGATGAAAATGAAGATGAAGATGAAAATGAAGATGAAGACATTAAGAAAAATAAAAACGGTACACAAAAAAAAGATAATGTTGATGAAAACACGGTCCCCACATCGGCACCAATTGCTAATAAAAATTATAAAATATTTGACAAGATTTTATATAATGAAGATAAAGAATCAGAGTACTTTAAAAAATGTTTATCAAAAAAAGAGCAAGAAAGAGTTATTGAAAAAATGCAAGAATTACAAAATTTAACAAAAATAGATAAACCATATTTATTACATTTGGTAGACCTTGATATTCCCGATGAATATAAAGCATGTGCATTACGAAAAATAAATACTATGCGTTCTATGGGTGATGGTTTTGGTAATAGTGAATTTTATAAAATCAAATCTTGGGTAGATGCATTTCTAAAAATCCCGTTTAATAAATACAATAACTTGCCGATTAGTTTTGCTGATGGTATTGATAAATGTCATGATTTTATGGAATATACAAAAAAAACATTAGATAGCGTAGTTTATGGACTAGAAGATGCTAAAATTCAAATTTTGCAAATGGTTGGACTATGGTTAGTAAATCCTAATGCAATTGGTTGCGCTATTGCCATTAAAGGACCACCTGGTACAGGTAAAACAACACTAATTAAAGAAGGCATTAGTAAAATTTTAAATAGACCATTTGCTCTTGTTGCATTAGGTGGTTGCGGAGATGCAGGATTTTTAGATGGTTTTGATTATACATATGAAGGAAGTAAATATGGAAAAATTATTGATATATTAATTCAATGTGGTTGTATGAATCCAATTATTTTATTTGATGAATTAGATAAATTAAGTGATTCGTTTAAAGGACAAGAAGTCACTGGTGTATTAACTCATTTAACAGATAGCACTCAAAATACTAAGTTTAGCGATAAGTATTTTTCAGAAATTAGTATTAATATGTCAAAAGCACTCTTAATATTCAGTTATAATGATGAAAATGCTGTAAATAATGTGTTAAAAGATCGTATGTATAAAATTGAGACAAAAGGATATAAAACCAAAGAAAAACTCATTATTGCAAAAGAACATTTATTACCAAAAATTAGAGACGAAATTAAATTTGACACTTCAACAATTGTGTTTAATGATGACTTGTTAGAATATATTATTACTGATTTTACAGAAAAAGAAGATGGTGTACGCAATTTAAAACGCTGCTTAGAAATTATTTATAAAAAATTAAATTTATATAGATTAATGAAGCCTGACATAAATTTATTTGAAAACAATGAAGGTCTAAAATTAAAAAATAAAATCAGTTTTCCATGTATTTTAACCCGAGAGATTATAGGCAACCTAATTAATAAAGGAATAACAGATAACATTCCTTATGGAATGTATAATTAATAAGGGATTATTAAAGGATTATAAAAAAACATTTTTTTATAATAAAAAAAAATAAATATAAAAATTGAAATTATATTATAATGTTATTATTATAATATAAAAATTATAATGGATTATAAAGAAAAAACTTGTAAAGAATTAATTACTTTATGCAAACAATTAGATATTAAAGGATATACTAAAAAAAATAAAAATGAAATTATTACTTTATTACAAGAAGTTAAAGAAGTTAAAGAAGTTAAAGAAGTTAATACTATTCATTTGAAACCTATTATTAAATGGAGCGGGGGCAAAGCAGACGAAATTAAATATTTTGAACATCATATTCCCTCTGTTTATAATATTTATTTGGAACCATTTATTGGTGGTGGTGCCTTATATTTTTATTCAAATCCAAAAAACGCAGTTATTAGTGATGTACATAGTGAATTAATTGATTTATATACTATAATTGGACAAGGTAAATCAAATGAAATATATAAATTTATGCAACAAACTCCTAATAATGAAGAAATGTATTATAACGTCAGAGATAACATGGTTATTAATAATCCTCTTACAAATGCACAAAGATTTTATTATCAAAGAAAAACTTGTTTCAGAGGAATGCTAAGATATAATAAAAGTGGCAAATTTAATATTCCATTTGGGCGTTACAAAACTATTAATTATGAAGCTTTAAATAATAAAGATTACGAAATTTTATTATCAAGAACACAAATATTATGTAAAAGCTTTGAATATATTTTTGAAAATTATAATGATGAAAACAACTTTATGTTTTTAGATCCACCATATGATAGTGAGTTTACTGACTATGGATATTGTCAATTCGGAAAAAAAGAACAAGAAAAACTAGCCAAATTATTTAAGGAAACAAAAATAAAATGTCTTATGGTAATTGGAAAAACCACTTTTATTCAAGAACTATATAAAGATTATATTGTTGATGAATATGATAAAAATTATAGATTTAAACTATATGATGGTCGCATTGGTGATGAAATTAATACAAAACACTTAGTTATTAAGAACTATTAAAATACCACTGCTTTATATACAAAAGGATTTAAAGAAACACTACTTCTCTTTTTTATTCTTTATTTTTAGCGTCTTTCATACTTCCAAGGTATCTAAAATAATTATTAAAATCATCTATAGGCCAAGTAATATTTATTAATGTTAAGAAATCTTCCATATGATCTATTTTAATTCCCGCTTTTTCAAATGAGTGTATATTTGATAGTCCGGCTGTTAATATTGTTCTATTATAAACACTCCAATTTAGTATTCCACAATTAATAGTATAAATACTATTTGTTGTTTTTAATGAAGCTTCTATTTCTTTACATTTATTTATTGTTGCTGGAAGTTTTTCTGTATCGAGTTCAATATTAGCTTTTAATTCGCGATAATAAATAATTTTGTTTAATTCATCTTTAAATATTAAATCAATATCCTTGTTTTTTTCATTAATAATTTGAATTCCGCAAGGTAATAATTCAAAATTAGGATTACACATTATTAATTCTTTTGCCATGAACTCACCAAATCTTCCCATTTTAATATTGAAAGATTGTTCGCTTGGTTTGGATCCATTTAACAAATATGTAATAGACCCCGGTTTAGTGTATGTAATAGATCCTTGTAATATTTCTTCTACCCATTTAATTCCTTTTTTCTTTAACTCATTAATAATATTAGTCATAATGATAATATAATATATATTATTGCTTATAATATAATATATATAATCAATTTTTTTTAGCATACACTTAATTAGTTTAATAGCTTCGTACTCTTCTTGTTAAAGCTTGTGCTCGTGTTGTGCGTCCTGGTCTTACAATAGCATCTGTTCTACGACTTGTTCTATTTCTCATAGTAGGTTGTGTTTCTACTCCCAACTGTGCACCTCTATAATCGGCCAAAACACTAGATCTGTAGTCTACTAATTTTTCATCTAGTTCTTCCATACTACTTAATGTTAATCCTATAAAACTCATAAAGTCATTATAACCACGGCTTCTTAATTCAGAAGCTAAAAATGCCGGATCATTGTGACATCTTAGCAAATGATTAATACTGTTTATAACAGGAAGAATATTATGTAGCATAATTAGCAATACAGATGGAATATTTCTATGGTCATATTCATATGATGTTAGCATGCTGTTACTAATAAGTGTATATTGCGTTGATTTTGCCTGTAATACAGGATGCATTGTAGCCAACATTTGTGTTAACTGTTCTAATTGAAGTTGATATGCTTGTATTGATGCTAATAATTCACGCGATTCTGCTTCTGCATTTTTTCCTGCTTGTGTTTTAGTTTTTTTTCTATGTGTTTTATTTTTATATCTTTTAGGCATATTATATATATAAAAATATATAAAAATATATAATATATTTTTGCCACTAAATGTTATCATATAACCAACTATAATAATATCTCTCATTTTTACTATTTTTAAGATTAGAAAATTTTAGAAATACACTAGCATCTCTACATAAAGCCAGTAATTCTTTTTTAAAATCAACTATTTTTGTTTTGTCATAATTAACATTGTAATAATATGGATTTTGTATTATTGCATGTGTTAAGAACTCCCGACTATGAGGACGAAGTTCAAATGCTCCAATAAAATAAGGTCCTTGTTTTAACTCTAGTTTTTTTGGAAAATAACCAATATAAAAATAATTACGCGAACAATTAATAGTACAAAAATCACGCATTTTAAACATATCATGAAACATAAATGTTGGAAATTGATTTGCTTCATGTATCATTTCAAAAGTCCATATTTTGGCCCATTCTCTAGATGATTCGGGTGTTAACATTTTTAAGTCTTTAGATAACGGTGCTTTAATGTATTTTTCATAAGAATTATATGTGGTTAAATATTTGTGCGTTAATGTTTCGTTTTGTGTTTGATTTTGTGTTTCGTTTTTTTCATAATTTTCTACAAATTTAGTTATATAGTTTTCTACATAATTTTCTACATAGTTTTCTTCAACATTTAATGTTAAATTATTTTGTTTTATAAAGTCATAAAATGATTTACTATTAGAATCATTTTCTAAACATAGTAGTTTATTATATTTTCTTTTATGTATAAAAGAATTTGTTATTCTTACTTTAATATTAAAGAGAGAAAAGCAATTTAAAGTTACACTATTTAAATATAGTAAAAAAAATAACTTCATATTTATAGTTACTAGTTACTAGTTTATTGTGTTTAATATTTAACTAAATATTATATAATATAGACTAATTGATTAATTAAATAATAACTTTACTACTAGGATTATAGTCAAATATACTATTATCTAATTTATTAGTCAAATTAGCAAATTCATTTATTTTATCACTAGTTAAAGGCTTATAATCTACAATATAATTTGTGTTATTTTTATTAAACGGAATAGGATCTCCTTGAATTGCTAATGTAGGAGAAAAAAACAAATTAGTATATTTACTATTATTTTGCATAAATGATGATTCTGATTTATTTGTTCCACGTCGTCTTAAATATTCTTGTTGAGTTGGTGTAATACACGCACATCCTTTTGAAGTGCTATATTCACTATTATATAAACAACATTCAGGTAAAAATTTATTATGATCTAATAATGGTTTTGATGGGTCAATTGCAACATTATTGTAAGATTTTAGATTTAAGTCTGTATTTTTAAATACATGCGAATAGAGTATATTATAAGATGGAACATTATAAGAAGTGTCAAAACTAGTATAGTTTAATTTTGTAAAGCGTTCTTTATTATTTGTAAAGTGTTCTTTATTGTTTGTAAAATATTTTGTAAAACCATAATATAAAGAAGAAAGTATTAACAATATTAATTTATCAAAAAATAATGCAAACAAAATTACTAATGTTCCATATTTTAGTATTTTATGTTTTAAGCTAGTATAATCATAATTTGAATTTTGTGTACTACTTTTTTTTAATGCTGATTTAGCCATAATCAACTAATTATATATAATATATATTATAGTTATTATATTAGCCTAATTATATTTTGCGCTAGCTAATTATATTTTGCGCTAGCTAATTATATTTTGCGATAATTGTTTGTGGAATTAAAATTGTTTTATAACTCTCTAATTTTTTATAGCATTTATTGATTGTTACTTCGCTAATTTTACTAACATTATTTATAGCCGATTTTGATATGTTTAAATTACACACTTGTGATACAAAATATATAATGCCCCCAGCAATTGAATGTGGTGTATTTTCCGGTATTAAATGTAATTGTTCTATCTTATAAGCAACAAATTTACATACATTAGTCAATTCATTATTAATGCATAGTTTACTACAAAATCTCTCAATAAATGAAGTCGGAGTTGTTTTACTTAATGAAGTAATATCTTCATTAATTTCATTAGTTTGTTCTAAATCATTAATAACAGACAGCGCATTTTTGCAACCTTTTGTAGCACTAGCATTATCTAAATTAAAAATTGTAGCAATTTCTTTGGCTGTTCTAGGATAATTATTCATTCTACAAGCAATATAAATAGATGCCGCAATAATACCATCACGATTTAATCCCCTATATGTTTTTGTTTCAGATATTTTTTTATGAATTCTCATAGCCTCATCAATTATAATCTTAGGTATTCCAGAGTTTTGTGATATTACAGAAATAAATTGGAATTCATCATATTGTGATTTTTCTTTATATGGCATTGCTTGCCAATCTGTATATCTGCGAATTTTATGCATTTCATAACTAGATTTACCTATACATAATACTTTACAACTATATGAAGACTCTCTTAATAGCGGATTAATTGGCATTCCACATCTTGTTGGATCATTATGATTATTATCATCATTACCATAATATCGCCATTCAGCAGATGTATCTAAATTGTCTTTATATATAATACCACATTTATTATTTGAACATGTTAAAAACCCATCTTCCCCAATAAATAAACAATATTTGCAATTAATACATAATCCATCATTTTTATTTAATTCTTGTTCTTTAATATAAACACATTCTACTATTTTATTATTGTTAACTTCTTCATCAAACATAGTCCATAAATTTTTGTTTGAATTATTTTTTTGTTTAATTTTTTTTGTATCTTGTTTACATGAATTAGGGTGTATTAAAGTATTACTGTTTGATTCTTGAATCATTTAATAGTCAATAATATTTAATAGTTTATTAATAAACTAATTTATTTCAATTATTTTTATTATTTTAATTATTATTTTATTATTTTATTATTTTAATTATTATTTTATTATTATTTATATATATATTATATATTATTAGTATATTATATAATATAATATATGAGTTTTGATTATTTATCTGATAGTTATATATATGATAAATTTATATCTGATTTTTTTATGGATCCTAAAAAAACAGATGAAGAATTTAATCAATTTATAAATGTTAAATTTACACATTATTTAAATAATACCAATTTATTGGCAAACATTATTAAAGACTTTGAAACAAATAAAAGAGGACAAAGTAATTATTGTAGTGAATGTGAAAATTTATATATATTAACTAATTCCATATTTGATAATTACATTAAAAAAGTAACAATACCATTTAATATTACTATTAGTGATGAAACAACCCCCAATTCTAAAAGTAATTATAAGAACAAAATATTGTATTTTTTTCATTTAGAAGATTTAAAAAAAGTTTTAACTTCTGAAAAATTACAGGATTCAAGTGATGATGAATCGAATAAAAAAAAATATTATGTAAAATAATTTCAGTAATATTTATTAAGATTTATATTATTATAAAAGCCATACATGAAACATTTAATAATTATAAATCTTTAGTTTCAAGTGAAAATGAATCTATTAGTGCAGAACAAGAACAAGAAGTAGAACAAACACAAGAACAAACACAAGAGCAAACACAAGAACAAGAGCAAATACAAAGACAAGAACAAGAGAAAATACAAAGACAAGAGCAAGAGCAAATACAAAGACAAGAGCAAGAGCAAACACAAGAAAAAAAACCTATATCAGAAACGGTTTCCCCTGAAACTGCTCCATCAGAAACTGCTCCATCAGAAACAGCTCCATCAGAAATAGCTCCATCAGAAACAGCTCCGCCAGAAACGGTTACTCCCGAAATAGTTCAATCAGAAACGGTTACTCAAGAAACAGTTACTTCTGAAGGTGCTCCGAAGGAAATAGTTCCTGGAGAAACTGTTCCTCCCGTTACAAAGGAAACAGTTCCTGGAGAAACAGTTCCTTCTGTTCCTATTGAAGCTGTTCCTAAGGAAACTGTTCCTCCCGAAGTTCCTCCCGAAGTTCCTCAGGTTCCTCCTGCGGTTCCTCCTGCTGTTCCTCCTGTTCCTCCTGTTGTTCCTCCGGAAGTTCCTCCTGTTCCTAATGAAACGGCACCTAAAGAAACAGTTCCTCAAGTTCCCGTTGGAGGAGGAATAATAGATAATATTCGTGACTTTTTTCCATTTAATGAAACAGATGAACCACCACGCGAACAAGCAAATCAATTAGAAGTGGAAGCAATAAAATATAAACAATCCAAAAATATGTTTTATTCTATTTTCATAATTTTATTTGCTGATTATTATGAACTTAATTCAACTAATTTTAATGAAAAAATATTAACAGAAAAATTAGAATCAATAGACAATGACAAATTTTCCAAAAATTTGTCAACACTTGCTGCTTTTTTTAGCAAGCAATTCAAGAAAAAAAAGTTATTTGATTCAACAGCATTAACAGAGAGTTCAATAATTTTTGATGAAAACATGGATAATTTACCCTACTTGAATTTAAATATAGATTTTTTAACTAAAAAACAAGATAATTCAAAATCTAGTGATATGTTTGATAAAATTCAAAAATTATTTAAAATAAGTAAAGATTATTTAACAAAAATAGACACTTATATAACCACTAAACCAAATAGCCAATTAAATAGTAAACCATCAGGTAATGAACCACCACCAGGTAGTGAACTACCACTAGGTAATGAACAACCACTAGGTAGTGAACCACCGCCAGGTAGTGAACCGCCATTAGGTAATGAACCACCACCAGGTAGTGAACTACCACTAGGTAATGAACAACCACTAGGTAGTGAACCACCACCAGGTAGTGAACCACCATTAACTAATGAACCACCATTAGGTAGTGAACCACCATTAACTAATGAACCACCATTAACTAATGAACCACCATTAACTAATGAACCATTAAGTGATAAACCAAAGAGTGAACCATTATTAGGTGGTGAATCTAATGGCGAACCAATAGTAAGTGATGAATCAAATAGTACGCAAACAACTGAAAGCACAGAAGAACATTTATTAAAAAATATTAATCATAAAGCATATGATTTTATAAAAGACAGGTTGAAGAAAATGATAAAACAATACTTTTATAATAGACGATATTTGTATGTAAAAATAATTAAAAATATAGTTGTATATAATAAAAAAAATAGTGAAATAACCAAGTTAAATGACCGCTTAACATATGCGCATATTTTGAAGTTAACAGAGACAACAAAATATATAATATTACAACTAAATTTTTATAATTACAAATATAGTAATGATATTTTAGAAGTATTTTGTAATGAATTAAATAATTTAGAAAAAAAAGAAACTAATCCTGATAATGAAAATATTATAACTAGAACACTTAATAGTGGTTTTGGTGGAAAAAGCAAACATAATAAAATTATTGCAAAAAAGAATAAAACTATGCGAAAAAGAATAAATACACGAAAAAAAAGACTTAATTCTAAAAATAAGATTAAGACCCACAAGTTTAATCCTCTAAATGCTAACTTAAATCTTACTATTTAGGTTATAATGTTTTTATAGTTAGTATATAAATACATTATAGACTAGCCAATTATTATACTTTTAATTTTTCTAATAAATTATTATTATAAACTAAATGCCCAGACGGTTTGTATGATTTTGTGTCTTTATAATTGGAACTTGCACTTGGTATATTTTTTATTTGTTTATTTGTAGAAAATAATAGTTCATTTGAGTTATTTTTTATTTCATTTACACTTTCTTCTACATTAGTGTTTATTATATTACCGTATTCATCAACTTGAGTGCCTGTTTTCTTTTTAATCTCGTTGCGAACATAACTGGGAACCCAATGTTTCCAACTAATAAATAGTAAATTTGGATGTGTATATCGCACCACAAACTTATTTTCTCTCAGTTTTTCTATAACGTATGCTGTACAATCTCTATAATCATATAATGGAATACCTATAATTACTTCAGGCATTACATACCAACAACAGTTTTCATTTACCAAATTTTTTGAGATATATCTTATTTTATTATGTATTCTAACTAATATTTTATTATAATTAGTTAGTATATTTAGATCTTGTTGTTGTTTTTTTACATATAATTCGTCTATATTTAATTTTAATGAGTCATTTTCATTTTCTATTTTATTTGAAAAATTATAAAAAGGGTCACTTGCCATATATTATATTTAATATAATAGTTATTAAAATTATTACTTTTAAATTTAATAATATATAAAAATAATGTATAATTATTTATATACTTTATTATATGACAAAAATAGAACACCTTATATTATGTGGCGGAGGTCCTGTTGGATTGGTTCAATACGGAGCACTCAAATATTTAACATATAATAACTATTTGAGTTTAAGTAATATTAAATCTATATATGCTACATCAATTGGTTGCATTATATCATTCATTTATATGATAAATTTAGAATGGTCTTGGATGGACGATTTTTTAATTAAGCGACCATGGGAAAAATTGGTTAATTTTACACCCTATGATTATCTTAACATGTTTTATACCAAAGGTCTATTAAATCTTGATTTTGTTACAAGTTGTTTAAAACCTCTTTTTTTGGCTAAAGATATAGAGTTAACAATAACATTAAAAGAATTTTACGAATTAACAAATATTGAGTTTAATTTATATACTTGTAATTTTACAAAATTTCAAAAAGAACAATTAAACTATATTAGTTATCCTGATTTATTACTGATAGAAGCAATATACATGTCATTAACAATACCCATATTATGTGTCCCTTTTTATAAAAATAATTGCTTTTATTTTGATGGAGGAATACTTGTTGTGTGTCCTTTAAATGAATGTATTATTGATAAAAAATGTGATTTATCAACTATATTATGTTTTACAAATGATAAAACACAACCTATAGATTTATCTAATAACTTTCATAATAAATGTATTCAAGATGTTAGTGGAACAGCAACCAGTTTAGATACTATTGTTAGTAATAGTGGTGATTTATTGAGCAATAACTCAAATTTATTTGAACTAATTATTTTTATAATTAAAATATTATTTCATAAAATTTCTACATTAGAAAATAGTGATGTTACTATAGAAAACTCAATTAATGTAGCATTAACAGAACAAATGGTCAATGTTAGTTATTGGAAACATGCTTTCACAAGTGAAAGCGAGAGAAGTTATTTAATAAATCTAGGAACATTACAAGCCGAAAAGTATATTTCTAAAAATAGTAACACTAGCTAACTATCTTTATAGTGCGTAAATGTTTCCATAAATTGTATTAAATTTTCTTTAATTGGTTTTGCATCATAATCATATACTTTAGTTTTATATATCATTTTTATTGATGGGTAAGCTTCAATTTTATATTTATCAGCAAGTGTACTTTGCTTATCACAATCAATTTTGGTAAGTGTAATTAAATAATTACCACTTGCATTTTTTCCATCAATATAATCTTGAAATTTATTAATTTCTGGCATAGATTGTTTACAATACGGACACCATTCTGTGTAAAAATATAGAATTATTATTTCATTATTCTTATTACCGGTGCCACTATTGGAACTATTAAGAAATTCATTATTTAATACATGTTTTTTATTTATAAATTCTTTTATGTACGAATTATATAAAACTGTCAATATTATTATAAAAAGTATTGTTAATAACAATACTAACAGCATATATGATTTATCATTCAGCGTGTTTCTTATGAATATGAGTAAATTTTCAAAATAATTATTTATTAATTTAACTATTAACATATTTATATATATTTAACAAATAAATAATAATATTTACACATATTATATTATATAATCTTATATTAAATAGTATTATATGAAAAAAACATATAAAAATGTTAAAACTCAAAAAAATGTTAAAACTCAAAAAAATAAATTAATATATAATAAAGAAGATTATAATAGTGGTGATGGCATGTTAACAACTGTATGGGGACCAAGTTTGTGGCATTATTTACATGTAATGAGTTTTAATTATCCACTGCATCCAACAAACCAACAAAAATCTAAATATAAACAATTATTGCTAAATTTACAATATACATTACCTTGTAAATATTGTCGCATTAATTTAAAAAATAATTTCAAAAAACATCCATTAGTAGATAAAATATTCAAAAATCGCTATAATTTTTCATATTATATTTTTAATTTACATGAACATATTAATAAAATGTTAGGAAAAAATTCTGGGTTAACATATTGTCAAGTTCGTGATAATTACGAACATTTTAGGTCTAGATGCACTGTTGAAAAAAATGTATTATTTAATTATACAAAAAAAAATAATAAAGAAAAAGGTTGCACAACTCCAATGTATGGGAAAAAATCTAAATGTGTAATAAATATTGTTCCCCAAGAAACTAAATGCAAAACATTTAATATTGATAAAAAATGTTTAAAGTCTAAAGTTTAATTAAAAATATTAATTAAAAATATTAATTAAAAATATTAATTAAAAATATTAATTAAAATTTTTATTTAATTTTTAAATATTAATAATGTATATAAAATGAAAAGGAAATATTCTAAAACATATAAAAAAGGAGTAAATTTTCTAAAAATGTCTAAAGCGCGTTTAATAAATTTAGTAAAAAAATTAACACAAAAAATAAGTTACAATAAAAAATATAGAATGCGAGGCGGATGAGGTGGTGCCGAACCAATGATTAAGTAATCTTTAAAAATATAAAGTAAAAGTTAATAATACTAATATGATAATATTATAAGAAATTATTTTTTAAATAATTTATAATATTGGAGAAAACTAGTATATGCTAAATATTAATATGCTAAAAAAGCATAATAATATTTAATAATATTTATTACATACCAAATGTGCTAAAATCTGTTAATACAGGTCTTGGTAAAAATGCATTCTCCGGTCCTTGTTCGTATTTTGGAACTTTTTTGCAATCAAAATTTGGTTCAGGACATCTTTGTGGTGCAGGACAAGGTGGATAGTCCTCTGATGCTATATTTTTTTTATTATTAACACTGGTACTAGTTTTATCAGAATCACTACCGGCCGAATTTTGGGCCAATAAATTACCATTATTATCAAAGGTTGGTGTTTGTGACGTAATTGCTTTCATAGTATTAGCACTGCTTTCTACTGTTGTGGCGCTGCTTTGATTTAAATAAGAATTTTTAGCCATTAGTGGTGTAGTATTTTGACCAAATAATGTTTCCGCATATTCTAAAGGATTCATTGAATTTATAGGATTAACTATTGGATTAGATGGTAAATTCATTGCCGTTTCAAAATTATTATATATTGGTGGAACATATGAACTACCGTATGCTCCATTTTGTAATAAATAAGCAAATAATTCACTATCTAAATCAGGATTTCCTCGCCCAAATAATGATCCCAATGCTCCTAAATTTAAATTTGTATTACCAAGAGTAACACTGCCTCCTGTTGCTGAACCTCCTGTGGCTGTGGCTATATTCCCACTTAGTGTTTGTATTATTGGAGGTGGTGGGTCGTTTCTTATAATTGGTATAAATTCACCATTACTTACTAGTTTTTTGGGTATTGTTTCACCAATTTCAAATATATTTATACTTAAATTTCTTAATATTACATTTGATGATGGTTCATAAATATTACCTGAAAACTCTTTAAGCATCAGATTAAAATTATTAATCTTTGGGGCAGTATTAAGACTAACATCCAAGTTTATTGTTACAGGTATATTTATATTAGTATAATGGTAAAATCTAGCATTTGATAAATCACTAAAGGCAAACATACCTTTTTGTTTATGATATTCAATAAATGATAAATCAGAAAAAACAGATTCATCTGAAGTATTGTAACTAATATCATTCATTGAAAAATCTCTACTCTCTGTACCATATGTCGGATTGGTCAGCGAAATCGGATTACGTATTTTAAAAATATGTGAATCAGATAGTCTAGGTGCTAATTTATAAAAATTATAACTTACATCTGTGCCCGTTTTCTTTTTAACTGATTTTAGAAAAAGTCCATTTTGAATAGCGGTTGTACTTATATTTGTTAATCCTTCTTTAATATTTAACATATTAAAATAAACAATGCATGATAATATTACAAACATTAATAATAAAATTATTATTAAATTATTCTTTTTAAAATTGAAATTCATATTTATATTAAATATATAATATAATTTTTCTATATAATTTTAATGTCTAAAGTTATTAAGTCATGTCTTATAAAAAAATATAATAATAATAGTCTATTTGAAAATAAATTTGAAATTGGCGTTGATGAAGCAGGTCGCGGTCCAATGTTTGGTCGTGTATACAGTGCTGCTGTAATTTTACCTTATAATAGTACTTTTAACTATGAATTGTTAAAAGATAGTAAAAAATTTACTTCGCAAAAAAAAATAAGTGAAGTTGCTGATTATATAAAAAAACAGGCATTATTTTGGGCTATTTGTTATGAAGATGAAAAATCAGTTGATATACTAAATATTAGAAATGCAACTTTAAAAGCGATGCATAATGCAATTACTACTATTATTAATAGTTATATAAATTCAAATAATGTTAAAAATACTGACTTAAATAATGATTTAAATAATGATTTAAATAATGATTTAAATAATGATTTAAATAATGATTTAAATAATGACTTAAATGAGATGTTTTATTTATTAATTGATGGTAATGATTTTAAATGTTATACTTATTTTTGTAAAAAATCTAATATTATTAAGCAATTAAATAATATTCTTATAGAAGGAGGTGATAATAAATATTGCTCTATTGCTGCTGCATCAATACTTGCTAAAGTTGAGCGTGATAATTATATTAGAGCTATGTGCTTAGAGTTTCCTAAACTAGACACTTATTATGGTTTATTAAAAAATAAAGGTTATGGAACAGTTAAGCATATGGAAGGAATAAAAAAATACGGAATTAGTAAATGGCATCGCACAACATATGGGTGTTGTAAAGATTCACATATTAATGATGATGAATTTTATAAAGATTAGTTAATTATTAGAATTTTACACGAAGACGTCGTGTCCAGTCATTATTAGCGCTTTTCTTAATAATTTTCTTACTATCTTTTGTAATAAATTTTTTATTACTAATTAGTAAAGCACGCATTTGTTCTTGATTTTTTTTAATAGTTTCAAGTGTCTTTTTTAGCTTAACTAATTCTTCGTTAAACTTTTGTCGTTTAGCTTTTTGCTTAGACTTAAAACTATTATAGTTTTTCTTATAAGATTCATAATTATAATCATCATCAGTTGACGAAGAATCATCTTGATAAACATAATGTGGATCTTTTGTTTCATCATCTACATCAGATGATGTAACATATTCTTCATCACTATTATAATAGTTGGTGTCTCCATTATTATTACGTTCATAGTGTTGACTATTAATAGTAGTTTGTGTGTTATCCTCTTTAAATGGACTAAATTGAACTTCCCAATAGTGCGGGTCATCATAGACCATGCGACATTTATTATTTTCAATAGCATTGTAAAAATTACAAGAACCTTGATTATAATAATAATAGTCAATTTCAATTAAAGCATAACCATAATTATTAATGTCTGTAACATAATATTCGGGTTCGCTGTGTGGTAATACTTGGACATGTTTTACTTTGGCAATGCTAAAATCTTCAAAATACTTAATAATGTTAGGAATATCTTCATAAACAACATAATCTGGAATATAAAGCATCTTATTTGAAAACATAGTAGAAGACATAATAATTGATAGTTTTAATTATTAAACTAAAAATTTTAAATCAATTTTTTTGTTTTATTTTTTTGTTTTATTTTTTTGTTTTATTTTATTTTATTTTGTTTTATTTTGTTTTATTTTATTTTGTTAAATTTTGTTAAATTTTGTTTTATTTTGTTATAACATATGCTAATAAAAATTGATTTTCTTTTTTATTTTATTTATTTTTAGTATATATAAATAGTGTTTGTAATATAAAATAAAATAAAAGCATAATGGATGCATCAATTACTAAATATTTACTAAATGAGATTTTGAATAAGGAAAATATTAAGAACTTTTATAAGACATTAACTACTACACATTACTATTGCGAAGACGACTTTAAATTAAAGACTAAATATGCTATTTTATTGTTTGTTGATACGTTATTTTTAGATAAAGATGAATATAAAGGATTAAATGTATCGCATGCCCAACAATGTGAACTTTATGAATACATTGCTAACAATCGATTAACAATTTTTCATTATGTAACTTTTAAAGCATCTGCATATAATGATTTTGATACACTGCGTTTGATTGTTGATGACTTTAAAAAAGATAACTGGATTACAATTTTTGGTTATTATGCATATAATAAAGCATTGGATTTACTAAACAGCAAAGATGATTGTTTTAACATAAAAAACAAAATATATGCAATTATTTGTATTCTTAGAGAAACACAAATAATAAAAGAAGTCAAAAAAGTAGAACCACAATGTGATGCTTGTGAAAATGATTGTCCTATTTGTTTAGACGCTATGACTGCTAATAGCATTATTACAACACGATGTAAACATAGTTTTCATATTAAATGCTTATATCCAATGTTTGATAATGCTGTTAAACAAAATACAAAACAACCAAAAATTAGTTGCCCGTTATGTCGTGCAGATGTTTTCATAAAGTCAAAAATAACATTTAAGGAAATAGTGAATTATTAAAAAATTGTAAATAATGAATTATAATTATTAAATAATTTTTTTTTGTATTATAAAAAAAATTATAAGCTATGCATAACACATCATGAACAAGCGTTGTCTGAACTTAAACCACTTCTTCCTCTTCCTTGTCCTCATCATCATAGCATTTAAAAACATGAGGCAAGCTATAATGTGTCTCTCCAGTTTCTTTGCTTATCCATGAAAAATTGTGACTATAGTCACAACTCAGAATGCGATCTCTAAAACTTTGTGCCCAGCACATAGCATAGTATGTAAACCTAGTTTCTGTTTCCCACTCCATAGTAGACAAAACATGGGACACGTGTTTCAAAGCATCACATAAGTCACCTTCATTTATTCTCTCTGTGTCTTGCATCGCATTTATCCTTCCTACTAAAAAGTCAATCAACAGTCTAGTCATTTCATCCGCTACGACTTCCTCCAAACAAGCCTCAAACTTTGATACTCCATGCTCAACATACCATGTGTCAGTTCTTATCCAACAATTCATGATTGCCTCCAATTCTCTGGGAAGTTTTTGTACATCAAACTTGCGTTGAATAGTGGCCACTATTTTATCGAGTTTCATATTTATCATAGTCCGAAACAGCACATCATCGATAATAAGAGTGCCAAACAAGTCCATAATCTGGGCAATCATCTCACTATTCATAGCGCTTTATATATTCGAGACCAGTAGTCAACTAAATAAAAAAGTAATTCAATTTTAATTAAAGTATAACAAGACAAAACAAGACATATTACACATAAGTCTCTAATAAATAGGAGCACGGCACAAAGGACATGGAACACACATCTTGTTATAATTTGCCTTTTGTTCTAAATATACACGCTTACAATTATCCAAACATGCCATATGGAATATATGCTTACAAGCAGTTCTAACACAATGAGAAGTAAACAAATTAACATGATTAACTGAAACAACTTCCATGCAAATAGAGCATTCCCATTTTGGGTCATGTTTGAAGTCTAATGCCAATACTTCTAATGGGATTATATTCTTGGGATGCGTAGCAACATGAGGTAAGCTATAATGTGTTGACATAGTTCGCTTGCTAAACCACGAAAAAGGACGTTTAAAGTCTCTATCTATTATGCACTCTCCATTGCTTCGTTGATAGCGATCTGCTTCCAATGTTAACTTAGTATCCATATCCCAAAAATCCCAAAAATAGTTTCTAGTTGATTGAGACATAGACACACGAAGTACTTCTAAAGCCAAGTCATCTTCGTTGACAGAACTTCCAAGTCCATATTCATACTCTTTATATCGTATTTTTAAAAGGTCAACTACGCGTCTTTTCATTTCCTTAGACACTACATTCCGAAGACAATGCTCAAACTTTGACATTTTATCTTCATTATACCACGAATGCGTTCTTACCCAACTATTCATAATAGCCTTCAAATGCCTAGAAAGATTGTGTGTAACAATGTTTTTTTGAATAGTATTTACTAGTACATTGATTGCATCATTTATCAAAGGCGCGTTAGTCTCAGCGTCATACAAAGCATTAATAATGGCATCCAAGTCAACATTGCATTCAGTCATAGTTTTGTTTTACTTTGTAGTAGTATTGGATGCCATTGCTTTATTAATAAAAAATCAATTCAATTTTTTATTAGCATAAAGTATAATAATAATTTTTTAATGAAAAAATATGCAAGACACAAGCGACACAAGACATGCTAGTCTTTAACAAGGCACAAGAGTGTTAACACCAACACAAACCCAACCTGCTTTCTCTTCTTCATATTCAAACTCTTCCTCTTCGTCCTCGTATTTTGAGAAGCGATTTGGTTTAGGAAGATGAGGCAAATGATGACACACTTCCTCATTTATATTGTCATAATACTGGAAATAATCACCATCGCTACTCACTATGAGGTCGTGCTCTCCATGTTCTTGTATCCACCGACGAGCCTCGGTCTCCAGTTCAACACCCATAGTTGCCCATAAGTTCTTATGATAATAATACAAACAATTTGAGGCGGTACTCAGAGCATAATACAAATCCTTTTTTTCGGGCATTTTGCCTTCATCTTCATTCATCCACTCTATTAAAAGGTCAAACACCCGAGTCTTCAGCTCCTGAGACACAATTATCCACAAACACTTTTCAAACTTTGAATCTCCGTCATCATCATACCACCGCCCAGTTCTTGCCCACATATTCATTATTTCAAGCAAACCTTTGGGAAGATGTGCAACAATCATGTAGCGCTGAATACCTTTCATAACAAAAGCAATAGCATTCTTCACCTCT